AACATGAGGGCTTATCTGTTTTGGGCGGTACGTGACTGGCTTAATCCCAAAAATGGGTTTGGTGCCGCTCTCCCACCCTGTGATAAACTTATGGAAGAAGCAACGGAAACACATTGGGGATTTATGAGTAATGGCAGTATCATCATAGAAAAGAAAGAGGAGATTAAAAAACGTATCAAACGTTCTCCTGACTGGTTCGATTCCCTCGCCAATACATTCTTTCCGTGGGATTACTTGGCTGTCAGTGATGAAGATATTCTACGAAATATGTTGTAAGTTGCATAAATTGAAATACAGGAATTATGAAACAGCAAGATTTAAACCGTATGGCAATATTCTTAGGGCATAAATTGCCCATTCCGCAGGAAGAACATATTGCCGATACTATCAATAAGATAGAAGCGATATTGCAGAAAAAGAAAATAAACAAGTTTGTTAATGCTTCTGCCAAAGAAGGATATACTAAAGCATTGGAGATTCTTAAAAATAACGATGTCACTTTTAATAGATATGATGAACTAAAAACCATTCAGTCAAAATCTATTGCTGCCATCACCGTAGATTATTTGAGAGGAGAATGTGCACAAGAAATCCTTTGCAATATTCCTCTGAAATATAATCATTTTATTTGTTTTTCAAATAAAATGATTATATTTGCGACATAGCATTTGGTGCTAACGTGCTCCTTCACGTTACCGGGTAGTGCGTATTGTATTATCCGGTTTCTTTTTGGAGCAGTATTATGTGTAACTAACCACCGTATGAAGGAGTACGGAACTACATTATGAACACAATTAAAATTTTTGAGAATGAGCAATTCGGAAAGGTAAGAATTGCAATGAGTGAGAATAACGAACCTTTCTTTTGCTTGGCAGATGTGTGCGGTGTTATAGGCATTGCTAACGCAAGAAATGTCAGGTCAAGGCTTGAAGAAGATGATGTCCGCCAAATGGACACCATAGATTCGTTAGGTAGAAATCAACAAGTTACATTTATAACCGAAAGCGGTTTATATGATGTGATAATTCGCAGTGACAGCGAAAAGGCAAAGCCATTTCGTAAGTGGGTGACGAGTGAAGTTTTGCCTTCAATTCGCAAGCATGGCGCATACATGACCAACGAAACACTTGAAAAGGCTTTGACCTCACCTGATTTTTTGATTCAGCTTGCCACCAATTTAAAAGAAGAAAAGCAAAAACGTATTGAAGCCGAACAAAAAGCAGAAGTTGCCGAGCAGAAAATTCAGCAAGATGCTCCTAAAGTCCTTTTTGCTGATGCTGTCTCAACTTCACATCGCTCTTGTTTAATTGCTGAACTGGCTAAAATATTACAACAAAATGGGGTGAATATCGGTCAGAACCGTTTGTTTAGCTGGATGCGCGAGAATGGTTATCTTTGTCAAAAGGGTGACTACTACAATCAGCCGACGCAGAAATCTATGAAATTGGGACTTTTTGAGCTGAAGCAAACCACCATCAACAAGCCGGATGGTACCATGCTTGTCACGACCACGACCAAAGTAACCGGCAAAGGACAAGTACATTTCGTGAATAAATTCCTATCCAAATAAAAAACAAGCGGTGCGAAGCTGCACCACACAACAGTATAACAATGGACGAAATTACCACAATCCTTGACAGTACAAGACCTGTTTCTGACATTATCAGTGATTTGAAAGAAAAATCAGTGGATGTGCCGGAATGGAGCAAGTCGCTGAAAGATTACGATCCTTCCAGACATAAAATTGTAACTGATAAATTTTCTCGTAAAGACAAAATAAAATCTGATGGAAGAGTCGAGCCGGCTTCGCGTATTCATCTTGGCCTGGAGAAACTACTTGTGAAACGTATTACGGAATTCGCTTTCGCTATTCCCGTCAGACGTGTCTACCATAATACGGAAGAAAATGAAAAACGCCAGCAGATAACCAAAGCTATTGAAGCAATCTATAAATATGCCCGTATAGATTCCGAAAACATCAAACGTGGCAATGCCTATTTTGCATCCTGTGAAATTTTCACCATCTGGTATGTGGTAGAGAGACCCAACACACTATACGGATTCAACAGCAAGTATAAGCTGAAAAGCAAGACATACTCGCCGATGGACGGGGTTAGATTATATCCCTTGTTTGACGAGTGGGGAGACATGATCGCCATGTCCTTCGAATATAAGAAGAAGATAAAGGATAAGGAGGTCACTTTCTTTGAGACATATACCGCTGACCGTCATTACAAGTGGAAACAACAGGGGGAAGCCAGCTGGATTGCTGTTACAGATCCCGAAAGGATTATCCTCAAAAAGATTCCCGGAGTTTATGCATACCGCCCCGCTCCTGTTTTTCATGGACTAGAGCATATCCGTGAGGAAATTGAATACACGCTCTCCCGTAACTCAGACGTGATAGCCTACAATTCCGCACCCTTACTGAAAGTGACAGGCGAACTTGTCGGTGACGAGGACAAGGGAGAGGCCCGCAGATTGTTCCGTCTAAAGAATGGCGGTGACATAGCTTATGTTTCATGGACCCAGGCCATAGAAGCCCTGAAATATCATGTGGATACATTGCTCAAGCTTTTCTTCATGCAGGCCCAGATGCCAGACCTATCTTTCGAAAACATGAAAAGTCTTGGTAACATAGGTTTTGATGCCAGACAAATGATATTGTCTGACGCCCATCTGAAAATCGGGGATGAGTCAGGTGCCTGGATAGAGTTCTTTGAACGGGAGTGTAATGTCATCAAAGAATTTCTGAAAATGATGAATACTTCATGGGCTGATGAGATTGACAATATAGAAGTTGAGCATGTCATTACTCCGTTTATTCAGAATGATGAGGACGCGCTGATTAACAGATGTATGAAAGGGAATGGAGGCAAAGCGATATTCAGCCAGCTTGAATCCATCGAAATGGCAGGTTACTCCAATGATCCCAAAGGAACATTAAACCAGATTCAAAAAGAAGACAAAGCGGACCGACAGGCAAGGATGAACAACTTGTTTGAAGGTGCCGAATAGTAAATAACAAATATGGGAAATATGAAAAATATTGTATTTAAAGAACAAGAAGGCGTATTTGTCGCAGATTTCGCCTCTGAAGGCAATTGTGTAATTCAAATAGACAACGGAAATGTTGAACCGCTAAAAATCTACCGGCACATGCCTGAAATGGAACCAAGTGCCTATGATGCGATTCCACTTCACGATCCCTATCAGCGGGTAATCGACCTTTGTGTACCTGCCGGGATAATGATTCGCATTGTCAGTACTACCGCTGTTACTGCCGCTAAGATGATTGTATTACCTCAAGCGAGTGGTAATGGCTCATCCGTAACCGGGGCAACCGCCAGCGTTGATGCGAATGTAGGTACACCTTCTGTGGATGTAACAATGAAAGAAGGCAAGCTGAATTTCGCTTTTAAGAACCTCAAAGGGCAGAAAGGAGATACAGGTGTAGTTGGCGCCAAAGGTGATAAAGGTGAACAGGGACAAACTGGGCCCAAAGGAGATAAAGGCGATGCCGGTGCAAAAATCAAATCAATAGCTTTGACTATCAAAGGTACAATCATTACCGGCACAGCGACTCTGACCGATGACAGCACTGCCTCTATTACCGGTACATATACTCCTGGAGAATAATTAAATTACTACAGATATATGAAAAAGTATATTGGAACAAAACAGATTGAAGCAGAACCTATGACAAGAGGTGATGCGTGGGGAAAACATCTTCTTAGAGAAAAACCGTCAACGGAAAATTTTGATGATGAGGGTTATCATGTCCGTTATGAAGATGGATATGAAAGCTGGAGTCCTAAAGATACGTTTGAAAAGGCGTATAATATTGCCGAAACACCAGTTGACCGTATGCAGATAGAAGCCGAAGAACTCAATGGAAGATATGTAAAGTTGGCCATTTTCATAGATTCAGGGAAAATGGATGAAGTCGTTAATGATATATACAACAAGTGTTTACTGGAAATGCAGTGCTATACTATGTTCGACTATATTCGGCTTCTTGATACTCGCATACAGCGTATGCAAGGATCTGATGGCGCAAAAGTACGAAAGATGAATTTTGGCATGGCTATTATGGCTCTCAAAGCAGGTTATCCAATTCGTAGAAGTGGATGGAACGGGAAAGGATTAATGGTATTCAAACAGGTTCCAGCTCATATAGATAGCGACATTATTCCAAAGATGCAATCTCTTCCGCAATCGGCAAAAGACCTTATTCTGAAAGGTAAGGGATTTATTGACTATACAAGCCAGTGTCTTATCTACAACGAGAACACTGGGCGTGCTGATTCATGGGTTCCGTCTATTAGCGATGTGTTTGCCGATGATTGGGAGATTGTTCAATAGCCTATCTGCCACGTGTAGAAAATGTAACGGGTGCGTTGGATGTCTGTAACGCTGGCGCACCTTGCTAAATAAGTAAATAACATGAAAGTACCAATAGATAATATGACTTTCGCTGAAAGTGAATACCACAGAGGCAATAAGATATGGAATGCTCAAACACTTTATAATTTCGCGAAAGCAAAGGAATACCCTGTACGTGATATGCCATTGTGGAATATAGACCTGACTGTTGAACCATTTGAGTGTAGTCAGCTTCATAGCTTCATCTTTCAATGCAAACGTGTTCGTGATTGTTCTTTAGACCACCCTATTATATTGGATGAAGTAGGACAAATAGCAGACGGATACCATAGATTATGCAAAGCTATCTTGGAAGGTAGGAAAACGATTAAGGCTATCAGGCTGCTGGAAATGCCGGCACCTGATAGAATTGAAGAATAACGCCATGTCAAAAAAGATGATACCCTCTAACATATCCTCATACCATTGCAAGGATTGTGTGCATTCGTATGACCGACATGAGAAGAACTTGAAAGGTGAGTTCTTCATGTGCCGTTGTCCATTTTTCACTTCCAGCCGCTTTCTTAACCGTGACGTATGTGACAAGTTCAAGAAAAAAGTGAGCTAATCTTAAAAACAGAACAATCTTTTTTGTCTTACCCCCCATGTTTTTTCTACCCACTCCAAAAAATAGCTTAAAAACAGAATAGTATGGCAAAACCAAACATTCCAAATCAGAAGAAGAAATATCAGGAACTCAGCAGCCGGCTAAACAGATATGTTGCCCTTGTTGAGCAGATATACGATACTCTTAATCTGGAAGCCGCAAAGATTGCATTGAATACTGAATATGATGCCGACAGTGGTACTGTCTTCAAGTTTTCTGACTATCCGCAAACCAAGAAGTCTATTGCGGACATTCAAGCTCAGTTCGTAGATGATATTCGGTCTGTTATCTATCGTGGTACTTCTGATGAGTGGAAGAATAGCAATGAGGTACAAGATTTGATGGCTGACAAGGTTCTGAAAGCTTATACCGCCACTATTGATAAAGAAAAGTACAAAGTTCTCTATCAAACCAATTCTGATGCTTTGAAAGCATTTCAGAACCGCAGGGACAGAGGGTTTGATGTATCGGCTAAACTCTGGCAACAGTCCACCGTTTACAAGGAGGAACTGGAAGCCGCCATCTCCTGTGCTATTCAGAAAGGAACAAGTGCCGTTGCCCTAAGCAAGCAAATATCCAAACACCTCCTTGATTTTCCATCGCTCCAAAAAGACTACAAAGAGAAGTACGGAAGTGCAGAACATCTAAAAGATTGTGAATACCGTTCTATCCGGTTGGCTCGGTCTGAAATCAATATGGCTTACCGGACCGCCGAAAATGAGCGTTGGAAGCAAATGGACTTTGTGGTAGGTTATGAAATCAAACGCTCCGGAAGAGAGTTTCCTTGCACTGTATGCGAATCCCTTGCCGGGAAATATCCCAAGGATTTTACTTGGGTTGGTTGGCACCCGAATTGTTATTCCGATGACAGCGAAGTGCTTACAAACAGAGGGTGGAAACTGTTTAAAGATGTATTTGATGATGATTTGATATTGTCATTGAATCCTACTAACAGAACACCTGAGTGGGTAGAGTTTACGGATAGGCAGTGTTACCGATATAATGGTGACATGATACACTTTTTCAATAAATCATTGGACTGTTTGGTCACACCGGAACATAATATGGTTTATTTAAACAAGAATGATGGCAGGATAAAGAACTGCCAAGCTAAAGAGTACACAAAGGGGAAAGGGGCTTTTTATAGAGGATGCGAATATGAGTCAGAAGATGTTGCATTTTATGAGATAGACAACATCAAAATACCATTTGACCTGTTTTGTGAGTTTATGGGGTATTGGCTTTCAGACGGGAGTACAATGGGAAACGCCGGGGTTGTTATCTCCCAACAAGAAGGTGAGCCTGCACGGGACAGAATTGTAAACTGCGTGAAGCGTATCGGATTTGAGCCACATTTAGACAAGCAAGAAGTTGCATTTTATAGTACTCCAATAAGGAATTATCTGAAAATATTCGGCAAGTGTTCCCATAAATTTATACCATCTGCGATAAAGAATGCATCTGTCAGACAGATCAGAATATTTCTTAATGCCTTTATGCTTTGTGATGGATACAGGCAACCATGCAAATCTTTTGTAGGTAATCATGGAACAGAGTTTAAGTCAGACAAGGATGAAATCCTCTATTTTACCGTATCTGAACGTATGGCAGGGGATTTGTCTGAGCTTATTCTGAAATCCGGGAATCGTCCGTCCTTTTCAGTGAACAAGGCTGGAGTGTCGCACAAAAGCAACGGAAGTATCATAACTTCAAACTACGATTGTTATTCAATCCGTGAATGCTATTCCGTCACGTCGACAGTGTTCCATAAAGAGATTCAGCATTACGATGGGTTTGTATATGACCTTACTCTGGAGAAAAACCATATCATGTATATCCGTCGCAATGGAAAATGCTTTTGGGGGTCTAATTGCAGATGCTATAAAATTCCTATTCTTAAAACAGAAGAGGAGTTTTGGGCGTGGGACGGACGTAGTGAAGCAAGTACTGAAAGTGTGAACAAAGTGAAAGATGTGCCGGACAGCTTCAAGAAGTGGGTTCTCGATAATCAGCGACGAATTGATAATGCCAAGAAACGAGATACACTTCCATACTTTTTGAAAGATAATCCATCTTTTCTGAAAGAAGATAAAAACATATATTGAGGCTATTTCCAAATATACAATATTTAAGAGGTCAAAGAAAGCAGCTTGATGAAGAAACGCTTTCTGTCATTGATGGTATCAGCAAATACATTAACCTTTCTAACAAGTGTATTGGAACAAGTTATCGTGGCATTACTGCTGACAGAATAATGTTTGACAAACTGAAATCTTTAAAGAAAGGCGATGACTACATAGAGAACGGCTTTATGTCAACATCCGCCAATAAGCTTGTAGCATAGGATTTTGCCGATGGAACAGAGTATAAAGTTATCTTTGAAATCAAAGGTAAAAATGGAGTGGACATATCATCTATATCCGATATGCAGGAAGAAAAAGAAATATTGTTCAACAAATCTTCCAAGTTTAAAATTACAAAAATCAAAGCTGTTGATAAGAAGGTATTCGGCAATTTATATATCTATATGGAGGAAATATAAGATACTATATTTCGCCAAATCAAATAATTTTCTTACCTTTATACATAAATAATACCACTATGATTGGAGCAATAATAGGTAATATTGTAGGTTCTCGCTTTGAATTTAACAATATCAATACTAAAGAATTCGAACTGTTTACTAAAGATTGCAGTTTTACAGATGATACCATTTGTACTATTGCGATTGCTGATGCTATATACCGGAAGATAGACTATAAAGATGTGCTGTTGGAATGGTGCAGGAAATATCCGAACCCCAAGGGCTCTTACGGTGTGTCCTTTGAAAGATGGTGGAGAAGTAATAACCCACAACCATATAACAGTTATGGTAATGGTTCTGCCATGCGTGTTAGTCAAATTGGTTTCTATTATAATTCACTGACAAAGGTTCTTGAAGAAGCGGAGAAAAGCGCAAAAGTAACTCATAATCACAAAGAAGGTATCAAAGGCGCACAAGCTATTGCAGGTTCAATATTCTTATTGCGCACCGGACACACTAAAGGCGATGTAAAAAAATGGTCAGAATCTACATTTGGATATGACTTATCACAAACAGTTGCCTTCATTCGTTCATGCAATAAGTTTGATGAAAGTTGCCAGGTAACTGTACCGCAAGCAATAATCTGCTTTCATGAAAGTAACGGGTTTGAAGATGCGATTCGTAATGCCGTATCAATAGGTGGAGATAGTGATACAATTGCTTGCATTGCTGGAGGATTAGCAGAAGCATTCTACGGAGTACCGGATAATATTTTTGATAAAGCATATACATACCTTGACAAGGACATGAAACGTGTTATCAAGAAGATGTTGAGAACTAAATTTTTAAATCGTGTAATAGAAACATATTGATTATGGATAATTCATTATTAGAAAAAGCACTGCAAATCGCAGTTGATGCGCATATTTATTAAGTTGATAAAACTGGAGCGCCTTATATTTTCCATCCTATTCGTGTTTCCAACAGATGCTCTACTGACGAAGAAAGAATTGCTGCTTTGTTGCACGATACAATAGAAGATACCGAAGTTACTGCTGAATATTTGCTAATGGAAGGCTTTCCTCGTAATATTATAGATGCCATTCTTTCTGTTACCCACAACAAGGATGAAAGCTATGAAGATTCCATCAAGCGCTCCCGCCTTAATCCGATTGACAGGCAAGTAAAGTTACACGATTTGGAAGATAATATGGACATTACCCGACTGGAGCAAATTACAGAGAGCGATTTATCAAGGCTGAATAAATATCTAAAGACCTATAAGTATCTCAAAGAATAATCACTGATGTACAATTACATTCTGTTTTATAGCACGGAGTACCAGATTACTCCCGTGCCGTGCGTTTTTTCACTTGGTATAATGGTATCCCATAGAAAGCACATACACTGTCACTATATCATCATGCACTGTGCACTCGCAGATCTTTCAACCATTTTTTAAAATCACATTAATACTTGGTGAAATTTTGCCGAAATACTAATTTAAACAATATTACATTGTGTATTTTTAACACATTCTGTTGTAATTAAAATAAAAAATAAACAATTCTAAATATATTTTGGGTAAACAG